CCGCCGCTACCGCAACAAGCGTCCGCCGTTCCGTCCCGACCCTGAACACTGGACGCGCAAGAGTCAGCACGGCTGGAAAGCGAAGGTGAGCTACGAGACGGAGGATGATGCCTGGGAATGGCTCAACCAGCAGCCAAGGCTCCGGGCGCAAGGGTATAAGGTGTATAGGTGCAGGGTGTGCCAGAAATGGCACATCGGACATACGAAAGACGACGAATAATATAAGGAACAACAAATGACACGAATATCACGAACAAAAACGACAACATCGGAAGAAACTGAAGAAACGGAAAGTTATCAACATCGGAAAAACTGAATAAACGAAAAGTTATAAACATCGGAAGAAACGGAAGAAACGGAAAGCATGATAAAAACTTCCGTCAATTCCGTCAATTCCGATGTTCTAAAATCATTCGTGCCATTCGTGATATTTGTTGTTCCACTACATAAACACAAAACATTTAGATGACTATGCAACAACCCCATCAAATCTACCTCACGCGCTTTCAGCAGCAGTCCCTGTACATGTGTGCCAAGGACGAGCGCGACATTGCGGCCCGTCGTGTGGGCAAGACCGACGGACTGGTGGCTCCGTATGTGTGGATGTGTTCCAACTCCATGCCGGGTATGCTGGGCGCATGGCTGGCTGTGAGCCGTCAGCAGGGATATAGCAAGACCATACCGGGCACGATGGCTGCCATGGAGCGTATGTTTGGCTTTACCATCGGCATACACATGGGTTGGGGGCGACCGCCTAAACATGCCCGGCCGAGCATCTTCAAGCCCAAGAACTACGATAATATCATTTGGTTTGCCAACGGCGCACAATGGGCGATGATTTCGCTGGCGCAAACTGCCTCTGCCAACTCCTACACCTTCTCGGCTGCCGTGGGCGACGAGTGCCGTTTCTTCCCCAAGAAGAAGATTGACGAGGAGTTTACGCCTGCCCTTTCGGGTCAGACCCACCCCACGGGCGACATCAATTTTACCGACTACAATCCGCTCTACAAATCCACCCGCTACGTCAGCGATGCCTCGCTCACAGCCAAGGGCAGTTGGCTGGAGAAAGAGGAAGAGAAGCTCGACCTTGAGATAGAGGCAGGGCAATTCAAGGGCAAGACCTACCGGTGGGTGCAGGAACAGTTGGAGGACTATGCCGACAAGGTGATACGCTACAACGACCTGCTCTACAATGCCAAGAAATCGGGCCACTCGGTGCATGTGGTTCCGGCTGATGTGCGGACGATGATACGCGCCATTGCACTGAAGATGATGAAGCACGAGGGGCAGTTCAAGATAATGCCCAACCACGGACTGCACGTTACGAAGGCGATGGTGCAGATGGCCGTAACGTACAAGTTGGTGGCACAGGAGGATGCCGAACTCATCTACGACCACGAATACTTGCTCACGCCTGAAGAGGACTTTGAGATGCAGATGTTCCTGCGCTCAAAGAAGTTTCAGACGGGCTATCTGCGTGAGCTTCGCCGCTCTGCCTTTGTGGTGCGCCGGGCCAGTACATTAGAGAATATCGACATTCTTGGTGAGGACTATATCCGCCAGATGAAGCGCGACCTGCCTGCCTACACTTTCGCCGTGTCAATTTTGAACATCAAAATCAAGAAGTCAAACGACGGTTTCTACTCCAACCTCGACATTGATCATGTCCACGGCTACATTCCCGACACGATAGACCCGCTCTCGCAGGCTACCTTTCGCACACAGAAGGCTACGGGCATCATCGACGGCAAGAAGATTACATCGGAGTCGTACCAGCCCGACCTCAAGGAGCTGTCCGAGCGCAACGACTGCCGATTGGATGCCGACTGCGACCCGTCGCTGCCTCTCTACATTGCGCTCGACTACAATGCCAACATCAACACCTTGGTGGTTGGACAGATGTATGAGCGCGACGGTGTGATGGCAGTGAACGTGATAAAGTCGTTCTATGTGAAGAACGAGCGCAAACTGCGTGAGCTTATCCAGGACTTTTCCAACTACTATGCACCGAAGCGTGCCGTCAACCGCGACGTGACTTACTTCTACGATGCCACAGCCAAGCAGGGCGCATCGTATGCCACCACGGACGAAAGGTTCTACATGACCGTGACGCGCGAACTGCAACGCTACGGCTGGAACGTGCAGGGTGTGGACATGGGTGTGCCGGAGAAGCATGTGGTGAAGCACAAGATTATCAACGAGGCTCTTGCGGGCATCACCTACCCTGCCATCCGCATCAACCAGCCGAACAACCCTGACCTTATCATCGCCATGCAGCTCTGCGAAGTAAAAATGGACTACAGCGGTTTTCACAAAGACAAGTCGCAAGAGAAGAAGCCGGAAGCCGAAGACAACCTGCCTCTCCAGCAGCGCACCGACTTTACCGATGCTTTCGATACGCTCTACCTCGGACTGAAATTGTTCCGCGGACGGATGCGCTGGGCGTTCATGCCGAGCGGAAGATGATGGGGAAACTACAGATAGCACCGACAACACGGATATTATCTGTAAAATCTGCGCTATCTGTAGTTAAAACAACGAATAACACGAATAGCACGAATGTTTCTGTTGAACATCGAAAAGAACGAAACAAAACGAAAATGTTTTCTGTCATCGAATGACACGAACCTTTCCGTTTGTTCCGTTTCTTCCGATGTTGAGAACCATTCGTTTCATTAGATTCATTCGATGACAAAAAAAGAGGAGCGCGTCATCACGACGAACTCCTCTCTCCCATTAACCTTACGGTTTATGGCAAAAGTAAAATTCTCACCTATGTGTTATTCATCCTAAAATATCTTCGTTACTATTCTACTTGCAGCATACCTTTATGCTCTTGCAGATAGCGTCGGTAGCCACTTGTCTGTCCTCGCCGTTCTCCACACATGCTTCCACCACACGAGCCGCCACCAGACCGATAACGGTGGCATATTCGGCAGGCTTCTTTGGCCCGTCCTTTTGCAGGACATACAATATCTCGTTGGCCTTTTCGAGATAAGGTGTTAGGTCTTTCTTCATTGTTTGCTCTATAAATCCAATTACCAATTACCAAAAAAAGATGTGCAGTGGTTGAGTTTTCCTTCTTGTCATACGTCTGCACCAGTACCCGTTGATTACGTTTCACGGCGACTGCATCATGTGAGCCGGACTACGATCCCTTGGCCTTCGGGACAATTCCTTTCTACGGCTGTCAGAAAATATCTGTTCCATCTGTTTCATCCGATGTTTTTTTGTTTAACATCAGATGTCGCAGATAAAACAGATGTTTCCACTTTGCGGCTTATCCGTCAAGTCCCGGATTGGTGGTAGAGCCGCCCGACGACGAACCGCCACCCTGCGATGGCTTGTCGGTGTCAGCAGAGGGCTCGTCGCCCTCACCGTCCTTGGTCCATGATGTCTTGGCAGTAGCCACGGCAGCGTGTACCTCCTGGCTGGGATAGAAAGCCACACCAATCTTGTGCTCCACGGCCGACTGCTCATCGGCGGTCTTTGTCCATGCGCCCGAGCAGGTGAAGCCGATGTTGCCGATACCCTTCAGCTCTACGGTCTTGCCATTGGTCAGAGCCTCACGGATAGCATCAAGAGCCAAATCGAATGCCATGCGAAGCTCTGCCTTGTGCATGGTGGTGTTCTTACTTGCAGACTCTACGATAGTGTCCATGTCTGCCTTGCCGTTGGACTTGACGGTGGTGCGAAAGCCCTGCTCCTTATTGGACGGATTGTAGGCTTTCGACTTGGAAAGTTTTAATGTTAACGCCATACTTTTATTATTTGACGATTAAACAATGCGCATATACCGAAACAAACAATGGGCATCTTTTTTGAAAACTATGGGCATAGTTTTATAAAACAATGGGCATAGTTTGTTTTTCGTATGCTTGCCGGCAAAGTTACATTATTGCCACAAATCTCTGCGGACATTCTTTTTCCGTCCGCCAATCATCACGAGGCAATACAGAGCCAACAGTCCCAGCACAAGCAAGGCGATCGGCAGCCACACGGGAGCCAGAACCAGCCACCAAGACCAGCCGATAACGCCCGTGAGTTTGAGTGCCAACAGCACATACTGCGGCGTGCCGCAAAGGAAGTAGAACTTCCAGGGGTTTATTTGCTTCATCATATCGTTTGTCGGTTTTTATTGTTCAACACTTCGTTTACCATAAGCCCAATCTCTTTCGGCACATCACCACGGTGAGAATATTGCCCGAGCCGCTTTTCCGACTGCAAGAGCATCTTGCAATACCGCTCAGGATAGCTCACTGCATGGCCTGCCAACACCGTCTCGTAAAATCGGGCCAAGGCATCAGCCGTGCGGTCCATAGCCCGTTCCTTGGCGTAATGAAGCGAGCGGATGCACCAGTCTGTGAGCAATGGATAGAGCTCATCGCCCACAAAACGGTGAAGTTCCGAAAGGTCGCCGGTTTCAAAATAGTGGAGCACAGCCATTGCACCCGTCACCACATTGCGCAGACGATGTATCTGATACTGAGCCGTGCCCACCTTGCGGTAGCTGGCTGCTACAAGTGAGCGGACGCGATTGTATTCTGCCTTGCCTAAGATACGCAGGTTGTCGAGTGCAATGTTATGAATGTCACCGTCGGCATAGTCTATCACGTCATCTTCGCCCAGATTGCCGTTAAAGGCTTCCCATACCAGCCTTGCCGCACGATATGACTTTTGTTTGCCAAGGTGCATTATTGCGACGAGAGCCGTGCGCTTGCGGCCGTCTGGGTAGACGTAGCGTGACACTTTCTTCTCCTTGCCTTGATAGAGGAAATTGCCTTTTCTGTCCACATACAGGCCGTCCACGCCACGGCACGCCTTATACTGCTTGGCTATTTCCGCC